AAACCGAGGTACTTGAACTTCGGGAAACGAACCTTGGCCGCTAGTTCGCGCCAGTCCGAAAAAGCCTCGATATAGGTAATGTTAATATTAACGGCTTGCTTGGAAATGTCCGGCATACCCCATGGGCGGCGGCGCTGTTTCTTGTTAGGGAAGATATAATACTTAGGTAGTTTTTTAGGGTCGTCAATGAGTTTGTGGACTTTCGTACCGACAATCACGGCGTTCAGGGGGTTTTCCTCGCCGACAGTCTTCCGGCAAATCCTGCCATTACCATCCGTCCCCCAACCCTCGGCCAGTCCGGTGACTTCCATAATCGTCACCATTGGTTGGGTGGAGATATATTCCACGGTGTTGGCGGTGGATAGCACGGCTAGGGGCAGACCAAGCGGTGAGGTCTGGACATCGGGGCCGACGTTATAAAGCCGCTGGGCTTCATCTTTGGAGACTTGGTAAACGTAAGCAAATAAGTCCCATTCCCGGAAGTCATTCTTTTTCCACAGGGCGTAGCAGTGTTCCACGGCATCAACGGGAGCGAGGTGGTATTTGCCCTCGTCGTCATCATACCAGCCCTTGACTATAAAATCACCAATCGCCGAGGCGTTCTCAGCCCCTTGCGCCCAGAAACTAAAGGAACCGTTATCGCGCAAGACCGCTTCAATTAACTGACGGCGTTTCTCGGCGAATTGTTTACGCTTGTCGTTCTCAATATCCAGCATTTGCTTGGCTTGGGGGTCAGGCTGATTGGTCTGGGGGTCAACCGGCAGGGTGTTCTCGTCTTCAGTCGTATAGGTTGAGGCGACCGTAAAGCCCCGGCCCATAAACTGGGCGCGGTGGATTTCCACAGCCCGGCGCAGCCAGTTGACGTTTGTTCGGTCATGTCCTATCGGTATGTCCAGCATCTTTTCCAGCAAGTCGCCGTAGATATAGGCGTCGTTCTCTTGGATGCGGGTGTTGCGGGCGGCTACTTCACCCATGGTCTGGGATAATTGGCTGCGGACATAAGAGACAAACTCGCGTTCAGTTAAATCCTGGGGGTTGTCAGCGATTTCCTGGTTGGGCTGTGCTGGAAACATTTGTTTTTTGGGTTTTCTATATTAAAATGGCTAACTTTAATGTAACACTATTAAATAACTGTGGCAATCACCAGCTTATCGACTCCCACATGGGCGCGACCGGGCTGTTGGTTTCGGCGTGGTGGACGGCTAAAGCCAGTGCCATTACCCGGTCGGTTGGTAAGCCCTTGTCATTCTCCCTATAAATCTGTAACTGTTGGGTTAGCTTCTGGTCGCCGGTCGGGATTTTTAGTTCGCCTGCGGCTAGGATTTTGCGTAAGGATAGTAATATGTCGGCCTTCTTGACGGCGTTGGGGCGCGGTTTCAGGGGGTTGTCGTTCTTAACGTGACCAGATTCCGGCCGCCACGACCCGTAGCACTTGGTAAAGCTCTGCACCCAGGGCGGTAAGTCCTGGTAGAACCTGACCGACTCACCGTTCCAGGTTTCTAATATGTGCGAGAGGTTGCCAGCTTCGTGATATAGCTCGCATAAATCTATAAAATCCATAGTGTGACGCTGAGGACTCTTGGCACTACCCTTCCCGGCAATAGCCCTAACCAGCCTATACGGTTTAGTCGTAGTATCGAGCACGTAATGCACCATCTCGTCATGCCCGATAGCTGTATCGGTGCCTATGGTATAGCGATGACCCTCTATTTTCCGTTCACCGTCGTTCAGGGAGTCATCTAACGCCCCTAATATGTCCTCCCAGTTGAATAAGGTATTACCCCCGAAGATAAACTTACCATTAATAACCTGCTCATAAAGAGGGGAGTTTCTATATAGGTCTTTCTGGGCCTCGATTTCCTCGACCGTAAAGAAGGTGTTGTCATCCAAGGAGCCTTCCATCGTCCAGGTCTGGGAGATTCCGGCCTTCCCGTCTTGGTAAATCTTGTAGTAATGGAGGGTGGACTTCGAGTCCTGGCTCGGGGTTGAGATAATATGCAGCGGAGCGCGCCAGTCAAACAGACGGGGCAGGATAGCGTCCTGGATTTCGTTCTCTAGGTGGTCACTTCGGCCGCCCTCATCGTAGGTAATTAAGCCGTAAGGCTTGCCTTGCAGCGAGTCTCCCTGGTCAGCCCCCAGTGAGCGGTGTTCGATATACGAGTTATTGGAAAAGAACTGTTTATAGGGTGGCGTGTTAAGCGTCCTGTCCTGTAAATAGAACCAACCGATAATACAGTCGTTGTTATGGAGTCCCTTTTCGTCCTTAATCTGAAAACTGGAAGTCATAATGGCGTGGATGGTTTTAAAGACGGCCTCAGTGTTCGCCGAGTGGGGAGCGATGTTGGCTGTCCGGTACTCGACATCTTCCCAGGACTTCTGGGACTCCTCATTGGTCGCTACTCGAATCCCTAATTTATAAAACAAGTGCCAGAGCTGGATAACTGAGACTAAGACCGACTTACCCCAACGATTTCCACAGGAGAGGATGTATATCCGGTCTTCTTGTTTGGCTACGCGCCTCAGGTATTTCTTCTGACCGTCATGCAGCCGCATACCGAGCAGCTTCTCGGCAAAGACTACTGGGTCGGTACGGCCTTCAGCTACCCACGTTTGTAGGTTTTGTTGGGCTTTGGAATCCACTGGCTCCTCGATACATCATTTTTATTATTTCGGTGTCTTGTCCACGCTTCTTGAGCTTCCACTCCCCCTTTAACTTAGCAGCGGCAAGGATTTGGTTAATGGTAATGTCTTTAGCCCCGACCTTCATCTGCGCCATACCCTCGGCAATCACGTCATCCACCGCCTGCTCGTAATCATCTTTGGGGATAACTATCCCGTGGTCAAAGGAGACCTCCAGGGCTTTCATAGCTTCAGCCTTTAAATCCTCGGCCTTGGACTGGACTTGCTCTACCGCCGTCATCTTGGAGACCCGTCTACGCATATGGTTATGGGCGTGCCTATAAATAGCCTGGTTAGAAATCCCCAGTTCCTTGCCGATGTGTTCTAAGGTCTCGTTCCCCGGTACGCGGTTAAACCAAGCCTCGTAGTACCTGTCTCGAAGCCCCCGGTTATTCCGGCAGGCTTGGCAGCTCTTACATTTCTTGTTGGTTTTGGCCCGGTAGCGGGCTGGGAGTGAGTCCATTTGTTTTTATCGTATCACAGTTAGTCTGGTTCGCGTTCTTTACCCGTAAGGGTGTTTATGTAAAGTTGCTTATCGCTGTTCCACTGCCAGTGTTTGCAGGGAGTCCGTTTGTTGCAACAGGGATAGCCCAGGTCGGGGTCGGGCGGTTTAGGTATGAAGGACTCCGGTTTGAGGGTTTCAGACAATACGGTAACAGTGGGGCCAACTGGTGTCTGGCTTATTACCCCATACTTGCTAGTATCATCTGAATTGGCTAATAGAGTATTTACCCACAAGCTCTTGTCGGCTACTTTCTGCCACTTATCCCAATTCTCTCCTCGTATGTATATAGTTGCATTAGGCATAGATAATAACGCCCCTCTTATTAAGCCCTACATCCCACGCATGCTTTTGGTTTAATGAATGGTTAGACCACTCAAGATTAGTAACGTGGTTATTCTTCTTATCACCATCTATGTGATTGATTTGGTAGAATTTTTTGGGGTTCGGATTAGGCAAGAAGGCAAAAGCCACCAGACGATGCACGCGCATATTCAATCGCTTCTTACTACCAGCAACGGGGCGAATCGTAACATACAGATACCCGTCGTTATCGTACTGCTTAAGGTATCTACCTTGAGTGTAGTAATCGCCGAGTGTGGAGATATCAGAATGTAATAGTCGCGGATGACTATATATCTTACCGTCTTTAGTGGCTGAATATAGTCCATCTAAACCTGGTATTGGCTTCATATAAGTATAAGTATACATATACGCATATATAATAGCAACTGTAGCTGTTATACGTAGAGAGCACTTAATTTTTCGGTAGTTGCAGTGAAAGGGCACTATATAACACTCGCCTGTGAGAACGCTGCCTAGCACCCCTGAAAGCATGGGCTAATGTGTTTAGCTTTGTTGTTAACCAAAGGCAACGCAGGTACTGAAGCCACGCTATATATGGTGTATGGGGTATGTTTGTTTAATCATGCATGGTTATGCGACATCATTACCCCTGTTATGCTGGGCCATAAAATGATTATTTTACGACGTAACTGTTAAGGGTTGGGCGGGGCCTAAGAACTGTTCT